GAGAGAGTAATTGAAAATGCGAGGCTGTTATGGCTCAGGCGCAAACCGGAAGAGATATGGACTCCACCGTATGAAACAACCGAGTAAGAAAAAGAAACGTACAGGCAAACCACCACAAGGTTACGATAGCTGGTTCGAGTACGACTTACACCACAAGCAACTCAAAGGCTGTAAGTGTCACTCAGAGACTATCAAGTACGTGCAGTACAAGACTTACTACCCTGACTTCATCTACCACGACAACAAGAACACGATCTACATAGAAGCAAAGGGACGATTCAGGGACAGGCAAGAAGCAAGGAAGTACGTTGACATAGCACAGGGGCTTGGCAAACATGACGAACTTGTTTTTATATTTTACAACCCAAAAACTCCCATGCCGGGAGCGAGGAGAAGAAAAGATGGAACAAAGCTCAGTCACGGAGAGTGGGCAGACAAGCAGGGGTTCAGGTACTTCACTGAGTTTGATGTCCCTGTTAGTTGGGGTATCAAATAGCATCTCAATGATACTGCTCCCTATCCTTGTAGGGTACTTCCTGTTCGGAGGGGAAGAGAGCCTCTACACCCACATGCTTGCTTACTATGAAGCACAGACAGTCTATTATGACAATCTCGCACTGGTGTGTGATTAGAGGTGAGTATGATTAAGCATCTTGTTATACCTGACACACAGTTAAAGCCAGGGTATCCTAAAGAGCATCTCAAGTGGGCAGGGAAGTACGCTGTCGACAAGAAGCCTGATGTCATAGTACACTTAGGAGACCACTGGGATATGCCTTCTCTGTCCAGCTATGATGTAGGCAAGAAGTCCTTTGAAGGTAGGCGGTACACTGACGACATCCTAGCAGGTATCTCTGCGATGGAAGCGTTTTTGCGTCCTATCAGGAAAGAGCAGACTAGACTCAGGAAGAACAAACATAAGATATGGACTCCGCGCTTGGTGTTCTGTTTAGGCAACCACGAGAACAGGATACAACGGGCAATAGAGTCCGATGCTAAACTAGAGGGGCTGATGAGCTATGAAGACTTTAGCCTTGAAGAGATGGGCTGGGAAGTTTATGACTTTCTTCAGCCTGTCGTTATTGATGGTATTGTATACAGTCATTATTTTACTAGTGGTGTTATGGGTCGTCCTGTGTCAAATGCTAAACTGCTCTTACAGAAGAAGATGATGAGCTGTGTACAAGGCCACGTGCAGGACAGAGACATAGCGTTTGGCAGGAGAGCTGACGGTTCTCCAGTGACAGGACTCTTTGCAGGTATCTTTTACCAGCACGATGAGGACTACCTGACACCACAAACCAATGGATTATGGTCAGGCATTTGGATGTTTAACGAAGTAGACAACGGGAGCTTTGACGAGATGCCCGTGTCTATGAATTACTTGAGGAGAAAGTACGGTGAAAGTTAAAGCAACAGGCGTAGCAGTAGGCTCTTTAACCAACGGTAAAGAGTATCAAGTTCTTAAAAAGGGAGACAGCTCTGCGCTCATCCTGAACGACTTAAAAAAACAGACGTACATCAGGCTCGAAGGAGACTGTCCTACATTAAGACCTGACTGTAGATGGGAGATTATAAAAGACAGCATAGACGATGCTACGCCTGATGAGTGGGCAGCAGCCGCTAAAGCTGTGAGAGAGGGAGACAAAGAAGTCGACAGCCCAGCACATTACAATACTGGAGCTGTCGAGTGTATTGAAGCAATAAGCTCAACACTAAGCAGTGAGGAATTTCAAGGGTACTGCCGTGGCAATGCACTGAAGTACCTGTGGAGGTGTATGTACAAAGGCAAGACAAAGCAAGATTTAGAAAAGTGTCGCTGGTATCTTGACAGGTTAATTAGTACATTGTAGTATTACTTAAGAAAGCACAAGACTTTCAAAGCGTCCTCCTCAGCCTGTCTAGCTACTCCCCTCTCCAACGGTAGCTAGGCAGGTTTTTTATCTCCCTTCATTCAAGTAAGTTTTTTCTAAGTCAGCAAACTCATTAGGGTACTTTTCAGCAAACCTCTCCAAAGTACCGTTATCTCTCATTGCTTTGTATATTCTAATTTTTACTTGAGGAGGTGCGTTACTAATTTGAGTTCTCTCTTTTTCTTCCTGCGCTACAATGTTTCCTCCTGCTACCGCACCAGCACCTCCGCTAGAACTAACTTGTCTTGATCTTTCAACTGCCGAGCTTAACCATTCTTGAAGAGCTGTTTGTCCAAAAAGAAGTCTTTGCGCTCTTTGTGTAGACAAACCAGAACCTACCGCAATCCCTCCTAAAATACTTTGAAAAGCACTTAAAGCAAGAGTAGCAATAACAGACTCTGACCCTCTAGCCAGTCCAGAACCTTGCGGTATAGTTGGGAATAGTGCTGTTAGATTTTCTTGAAAAGTGGTTAGGTTTGCCAACTCTTCATCAAGAGCTTTAAGTTCACTTTCTAATTTTAAAACTCCTTCTCTATTTGCCCTTGAAAGGTCTGCTGTTAGTCTTACTTTTTCTTTTGCTTTTATCTCTTGAATTTCAGCAGCTATTCTTTTCTTTTCTTGTAGAGCATAAGCGCGAGCTTGTACTGCCATCTCTTCTACTTGTCTTACAGTGCTGTTCTTTATAGCTTCTGCGCCGTCCTGCACACCTTTATTTGCCGCTGTAATAATGTCTTCATTAATTTTAGCTTCTTTGGCAAAAGGCGTTTGGTCACTAGCTGCTTTTCTTGGATTTATTTGTTGGGAAGCCTCTCTCCAATTTGTTGGAGTAAAAGAGCCTCTATTTTGCACAGTAGCATTAGTTACAGCTCTTTCAAGATACAGCTTCTGCTCCCACTTCGCTTTATGGTCAGCAAACACTTTCATTTTCTGAAGAACTGCTGGTAATTGGTTGTCTATACCAGCGTCTACTACGTCCTTCAAACTTAACAAAATATGAGCTTGAAGGAAATCATTTGCTTGTCCTGCTTTGTAACTGCTGCTTACAAGCTCAGAAATAGAGTTTCTCAGTACCGCTAAGTCAGCTCCTTTTATAAACCCGCTTGAATCTGAAAACTGAAATATAAAGTTGTTTATAGCATCTGCCACTTGAGTGATAATCGCGTCACGATTACCCAAACCTAACACAGAAGGATGATCTTTGATTAAAGCTGCATAGACATCATCAGCCAATGTGTCTCTGTTAAACTTAAACTTGTTATTGTCTATAAAAGAAAAGCCGTATTGTTTCCAAGCATCTCTTAATTTAACAAGAGCTTCTGCATTTTTCCCCAAGCTAAGAAGTTCACTAATCTCTTCCCTTAGTTTAACTGGGAAGGTCTCTGGGATAGATGCCAGCCACATTTGCGCCCTGAACGCTTGCTCTGTGCGCATTACTATTTCATCAGCTTGATTTGTTAGTTGCTGTATTTTTAGTGGTTCTTGCGCCCTTGTAGAAGTTTGTACTTTTCGGTTTGCTTCTTCTGTTGTTAGTTTATTGTCTGCTGCTCGGTTCTTTCTAGTGTTTACTAATCTTTGTGTTTCAAGTTTTGCTTTCTCAGCTAAACGATTTGCTAACTGCTTAGACAAAGCTCTAGTTCTTTCTAAGTTGCCTCTAAAATTCTCAACTTTTTCCATAGCAGGTGTAAGCCACCTTTGTGCTTGTCTGTCCATCATACTTCGAGCTATATAGGCTTTGCTTACGAAATTTCTGTAAACCCAATCTACAGCTTTTCCGTACGTCCCTTCTGGTGTTGTCAGAGTAACTGGGACAAAGTCTTTTCCCTTTCCTAAAGTCTGGGCATTTCTCCTTTTTGACACAAAACCTGCAATACCGGGAAAAATGGCAGCCAAAGGAGCTAACGCAACGCCCCAAGCAGCTCCTGTTTTAGCTCCTTCTGTCCTGTCTCCTCCTAATTGTGTTGTCCCTGCTCCGTAGATAGCTCCTCCAATACCTCCCATTACAGCAGCTTCTCCGGTAGCCTGTAATACCCTACGTCCAGTAGACACAGGAGCAGCAGCTCTTTCAATACCAGCTAGCTGAGGAACACGCTGTTCCATTTGTTGCAAAGCTCTTTGCGTTCTTGTTAGTCCGATACCCGTTACAGATTTAAGTTTATCTGCGCCAGTAGCGAATGCTTGCAGTGCTTTTGTCGCGCCCATCTTAATAGCAAAATTAGCAGGGGAAACAATACCACCAACAAGCTGAAGACTAAAATTGGCATAAGGATGGTCTTCTGCAAATATCCTTCTATCCTCTTCTAAGTCAACCATTGTCTCGTTGTAAATATCATCCCACGATCTATTAGAGTCATCTAACACACTTGTGGCTAATGCAGACACTCCAGCAAATATCTCATCTGAAAAACCAAAAGTTAGGCCATCGGCAACAGCTCTCGCTACCATAGTAGGGTCTTCGTACCAAGTCGATTCTGTTGTAGGTAAGCCAGCAGCTTGGTCAATAGCAAGAGGAGTAGCTGAAAGAATGCTTTCATTAGCAGTCACCAAAGGAACTGCACGATTTACTACTTCTCTATCTATTTTTAGCTGACCGCGTTGGAGTTGCTGGGCCACTTCAGGGCTTACATTACTTCCGTCAAATGGTACAGAAGCGTCTTCTCTAGGCAAAGGCATTTCTGTTACGGAAGATGAAGAACGGCTGCTTCCTTCAAACGGGGCGGGAGTAACAGAGCCTGTCTCTCTCGTCTGCTCAGAAGCACCCGCCTGTGCGCTGGCCCCTACGCTAACCATAGGTACAGCTCTAGCTACAACAGCTTTGTCTATTTTAATAGCCATTAATTATTACTCCCAAAAGGCATGGGTACGACCTCAGAAGACGGTGCAGGAGTGAATGGTACATTGCTCCGCTGTTGTGGCGCAGGAGGCGCAGGAGGCGCAGGAGGCTGAGGGGGCGTCTCCATAGCTGTAAGACCATCACGAATACTAGGTGTTGCTATAACGTCATAATGAACACCTTTCTCTTGATCAAGCACTATAATCTGATTACCTGTAATTGGGTCAACCATGACTGAGGTAGCATAAGCAGGGTTACTTGTATCCACGTAAGGATATAAGCCTTGATTCATTCTTGTTATGTTCATAAGATGGAACTTAATCTTTTCTAGTCCGGGCCTCCAAACATCTCTGTTACCGTTATCAGGTAAAGAAGCGATAGCTGACTGCAAAGCCTCAAATTCTTTTATCTGAACACTACCAAGACCTGTACCCTCTCCTCCCAGCTCCGCACTGACAGCTTTTAGTTCTTCTATCTTGTTGAGAGCTTCGTCAGATTTTAATGATGTTAATAGAGAATTGAACCTTATTTGGTCTTCACTGAGGTTTGCTAGAGCAGGAAGGTTGCTGGTCAAAGTAAAAAACCCACCTAACTGATAAGTGCCACTTACATCATTGACCATATTTAAGGCGTTCTGCACAGTATCCAACTCATTGGCAGCTCCACCAATTATCTGCTGTCTCTGCAAACCCTCTTTCATAGCCTTATCAAGTATCGCAGCAGGAGTTGTTACATCACCTTCAAAATACTTATTTACACCTTCAATAGTGGTGACATACCCAGCCTGTATAGCTCTTAACAGACGCTCTCCATCAGGATTCCCGCTTTCTTGCCCGATATAGTTTCTTTCTATCGCGTGTTCGAGCAAAGGTTGAGGATTAACTGGTTTTTCTGCTTGCGGTGTACCGCCTAAACCAGAAGAAACTTTAGATAAATCATCGCCTACTTTTATTGCTTTCAACTTATCTGGCTTGTTCCATTGGTTGTCATAAAAGAGGTTTCCATCTTTGTCGGTAGGAAGGGCTAGTATAGACCTCTCTCCGGGTGCTGTTTCAATACTGTAGTTAGAAGTTGAGGCTTCTCCGCCCGGAGCAAGTCTTTCTCTGATAGCTTCTAACTCTTCATAAGTAGAAGCTGTTCTTATTTGCGCAACATCTCTAGGATCAGTTGCAGTCTGTAACAAAGAATTTTGAAGATTAGTATAGTTCATTGCTTTGTACGCTTCTTCTTGTTCTTTTTTCTGTAATTCTGTAGCACTTGCAGTAAGCTGAAGAGCCTGTTTAGACAATCCAGCTCGCTGTGCTAATGTAGCAGCCTGAAATTGTCCTGCTGAAGTGTTCATATTAACACCAGCTTGTGCTAACTGATCGTTAATCTTTTCAATAGGACTTCTGACATCAATACCAAACATACCAGCTAAGTTTCTTTTTTGCTGGGACGCAGCAGGAGCTACATCAGTCAATCCTTCTATACCACCTAAGAGGTTTTGCCCTACTGCTTGTTGAGACTGTGGTTGCTGCTGTTGAGCAGTACCAGAAAAGCTACCGGGTCTTAACTTTAAAAGCGGGTCGATGGCTCCAAGTAAATCAGGTCTAGCCATGTTAAATATCTCCTACGTTTGATAAGTCAATTTGACTATAATCAACTTTGTAATAACCGTTATCAGATAACAAAACAGCTTCAGGCATCGTCTTCATAACCTCTTGCGCCAACACTCCAAACTCAGGATTATTACCTGCTAGTTCTTTACCTTTTTCGTTCCACTTCCAAGTGTATAAACCAATATCTTTATTTACTTGTCCTACTTTTCTAATGTTTTCTTTTAAACGCATATCAGAAGGCAGCATACTAGGGGCATTCCACATACCTGTTGTTGGGTTCCATCCAATCGCACTGCCGAGAAGGCCAAGACCCTGCCCTACAACACTTGTGAAAAGACTATCCGGCCCACCACCAAAAACATCTCCTAAAAGTCCTTCTAAATACAGTCTTTCAGTTGCTGCTGCGTTTGATTCGCCACCTAACAATGCTTCAAGACCACTCATCCCAAGCTCTCCCTGAGTAACCACGCCCTGCAAGCCAGCTCTTGTAGCCAACTCAGAGAACGGCACAGCAGCACCCAGCAAGCTGAGAGCCTGTTGCTGTGGTACGAAAGCAGCTTGTACACCGCCGAGACCCAACTCAGCCTGAAGTGCT